TCAAACCAAGGTATTCAAGGATTACAAGGACCTCAAGGACCTCAAGGATTACAAGGACTTCAAGGTGAAATTTTACAAGGTCTTCAAGGACCTCAAGGATTACAAGGACCTCAAGGATTACAAGGACCTCAAGGTTTACAAGGATTACAAGGACTTCAGGGTGAAATTTTACAAGGTATTCAAGGTCTTCAAGGTACACCTGGAACAGATGGAGATACTGTTCAAGGAACTCAAGGTATTCAAGGACTTCAGGGTGAAATTTTACAAGGATTACAAGGACCTCAAGGATTACAAGGACCTCAAGGACCTCAAGGATTACAAGGACTTCAAGGTATATCAAATCAAGGTATTCAAGGTCTTCAAGGAATATCTAATCAAGGAGTCCAAGGATTACAAGGACCTGCAGGTGGAGGTGGTGGTACTTCTATAACTCTTACTGATGATACTAGTACAACTACTCCAAAATATATAACATTCGCGGATAATACTAGTCCTGTAAGTTCTTTAAATATATCAACAACGAAATTCCAATTTACTCCTTCAACTGGAGCACTTGGGATTGGATCAATTATTGATATAATTCCTTACGATACTTTAAACTCCGGCACAATTTCATTTGAAGGTTCTGCGGGACAACTTTTTAGTATTACTAATAACTTAACATCCGGTTCTATATTTTCAGTTAATGATGTCTCTGGTATTCCTAGTATTGATGTAGATGCTGATGGAACTATTCAATTAGCACCGTACGATGGAAATATTGCTGTAGGAGGAACTTCAACTCCTACACAAAAGTTAGATGTCTTTGGAAATATAAGGCTTAGAAGTGGACTTTATGATGTTGATAATCTATTGGGTACTTCTGGCGATGTTCTTACTTCTACTGGTTCTGGAGTAAAATGGACAGGAAATGAAGATTGGTTCGTAATTGCTGCTTCTGATGAAACTACTGATCTTACATCAGGAAATGATAAGGTATCTTTTAGAATGCCTTATGCTGGTACATTATTAAATGCAAGAGCCACTGTAAATACAGCACCTGTTAATTCAAAAATTGAGGTTGATATAAAGGAAGGTGGAACGAGTATATTTTCTACAAGATTAACTATTGATAGTGGAGAGACTTCTACATCTACTGCCGATGTTCCGGCAGTTATCAGTGATACTGCATTAGCTGATAATGCACTAATTACGATTGATATTATTCAAGTTGGATCAACTACAGCTGGTAAAGGATTAAAAGTTTACTTAAAAATAAGGAGAAATTGATAATGTCTAATAAAGCATTGTGGGATTTAATTGAATCAAAATTAATAGCATATCCACGTAATGATGATGAGCCAGTTCTAGGACTCGACACAGATCGCTATATAATAATTACTCTAGTGCATGATCCCAAACCTACCTATGATCCTGATAATGAATATTTAATGCCAACATCAACAATTGATCTTGATGCTCTTACATATACTTACGGATGGTTGATTGAACAACTGCCACCGCCATCACCAGATTATAATAAATTTTATGCAGAATTATTAATAAGTGATGTATATCAAGAAGTTCTTAACAAAGTATTGACTACTAGTTCTCCAGCTCCAGCAGGAGCACTTGCGATATTTGTAAGTGCTATGCAAGATTGTCTTGCGGGTCGTGCAAATCCTCCTGCTATGCAACAATCTATATGGTTACTTCTTTCTCAACTTAATCTTGATAACCAGTGGATAGAAAAATTGCAGCAAATGTTAAATGATAGTCATTTATCTTCAATTTATACTTTATCGTTACCGGAATCATGAGTTTAATTTATATTAATCCGTATATATTTACGACAGTTCAATCTGGACCTGGATCTGGAGTGCCTTTATCTGGATTAAAAATCTACTTAGATGCATCTGATCCTAATTCTTATCCAAGCCCTTATAATGGTACAACATGGTTTGATCTTAGCGGTAATGGCTATAATGGAAATCTAAGCGGTAACTCCACATATTCTCCTGACTTTGGTGGCTATATTTCCTTCGGGGGTGGTGGCAGCGATTACGCGGCATTTTCGAACTACACACAGCCTGAGATCACCCCAACGGGCTCATTTACTTGGAGCATATTTTTTAGAATATTTGAAAGCACCGATGATGTCATCATGGGCAACAGATACCCAGCACCATTTATCAAGCTAACCCCAAAGGCATTTGAGTATCCCGCTATAAAATTTGATTATGTGTTGCCTCAGAATGAATGGATGCACGTCTGCTTTGTTAAAAACGGTTTCAACTTTACTTACTATAAAAACACGGTATCAGTAAAAACTGGTTTTAATGATTGGTATACAAATTCTGCCGGATCTCCCTTCTACCTTGGTGGCGATCCTGGCTACGGTGAAATGACGACTTGCCATATTGGACAGGCATTGGTTTATGAGGTTGCTCTTAATGCAAGCGAAGTAACGCAAATCTTTGATGCTTCTAGAACTCGCTTTGGCATTTGATAATTTATAGTAAATTTAGTTATATAGCATATAAAATTTTAATTTTTTAGTATTAATTACTCGACATAAATAGTATGAAAGAAGCAAATTATTTGTTACTTGACAGCTGTAAAAAATTTACGAAATAAAAAATACCATATAATAATTATATAATTTTGAGACGTTGAGAGATGAAAATTTATGAATAATTTTGTGAAATTGGCATTAGAAAATGGCGGAATTATTAAACCTTTACTTATTCCTTCTGAAAATTTAAAAGGACCTGCACTCACAAATCCATCTGTTTGTGTTGTAAATAACAAAATATTAGTAAATGTTCGTAATGTAAATTACACTTTATATCATGCTGAATTAAATATTCATGAACATATATGGGGACCATTGGTATATGTTCATCCTGAACAAGATATGAATTTAAGAACAGTTAATCATATTTTACAATTAGATGATAATCTAGATTTAATTAGTCATAACAATATAGACACATCATTATTTGATACTTATATACCGCAATGGCATTTTGTTGGTCTTGAGGATGTTCGATTAATACAATGGGAAAATAAATTATATGGTATTGGCGTCAGAAGAGATTTAGATACTATCGGAACAGGAAGAATGGAACTTTCTGAACTCGAACTTGATGGAAATAATATTAAAGAAGTTTCTAGATATCGCATTCCTGGACCTCCTCCAGATAATGAATATTGCATGAAAAATTGTACACCTATTGAAGATAAACCATTTCATCTTTTGAAGTGGACCAATCCAACTGCATTAATGAAATTTGATCCGAATGGTAATGATACCGAAGTATTTGTTACAACAGAATACATATCTGGATTTAATGATATGCGAGGTGGTTCTCAGATTATCAAATATAAAGATGGCTATATGACATTAATTCATGAAACTGAATTATATCAATCTGAGCAAGGAAGAAAAGATGGAACATATAGACATAGATTTGTATTGTGGGATAGTAATTTTCAAAATCAAAGATTTTCTAAATTATTTTCTTTTTTGAATGCAAAGGTTGAATTCTGCTGTGGTCTTGTAGAATATCAAGATAGTTATTTAATTACTTTTGGTTTTCAAGATAATGCTGCTTATATTTTAAAAACACCAAAAACTTTTATTGGGGAATTTATAAATGAATGAACTGACTGATTATTCGTTAGATACAGAAAATGGAGAAAAAAATTATAATTTAGCTGCGTGGTATGAAAGTCAAAATCATACAGCTCCTGCTCATAGTTATTATTTAAGGGCTTCCGAAAGATCAGAAGATAAAATTTTAATATATAAGTCATTATTAAGATCAGCTTTTTGTTATCAAAAACAAGGCTCAAGAGAAGGAACAGAAAAAGTATTAATAGAAAATGCTTTAATATCTTCTCCAGATAGGCCAGAAGCATATTATTTTCTCTCCTCGATTTATCAAACAAGAGGAGATTGGCAAAATTGTTATATCTATGCTAATTTAGGATTACAATGTTATGAGCGTAATAACATTGAAGATATAGATATTCCCGAATATTCTGGAAAACATTTATTAATGTTTCAGAAAATGGTAGCGTCTTGGCCATGGGGTAAAGGAAAAGAGACTAGAGAATTATGTCAATTGCTTCGTAGCAATTATTATCACCTTATGGATGAAAATCAAAAAAAAGTTATTGATGAAAATATGGAAAAATTTGGACTTGGATCAACTATAATGAATAGAAAGGTTGTTGATGCGTTTTTGTTTTTTAATGAGTTTGATGTATTAAAACTTCGCTTGGATTACTTGAATGATGTCATAGATAATTTCATTATTTGCGAATCTAATTATACTCATTCTGGAAAACCTAAACCGTATCATCTTGATGAAATTTGGGAAGAAATTCCTGAAGAAATTAGAAATAAAATTATCCGTTTAAAATATGAACCGGATATAACCAAATATAATATTCCCGAGGATGGAGATTTTTGGGAAATTGAAGAAGCTCAAAGAAATTATGTGTCTACATTTTTAAAAAAATATAATTTTTCTGAAAATGATATGTTTATATTTGGAGATTGTGACGAAATCCCCGATAAAAAAGTTATTAAAAAAATTATTATAGATACTCAAGAAAATAATAATTACTATTTTGTATTGCAAAATCGTTTATTTTTCTATAATTTTAACACCACAAAAGATTTCATTTGGTGGGGTTCATATATTACTACTGTGGGTATTACAATTACAAATGGTTGTCAAACTATTAGAGAAAATAGATGTGGCTTATCTGTGATACCATCAGCAGGATGGCATTTTTCTTACTTTGGAGGTGTAGATAAAATTAAATCAAAATTAGGGGCTCTTTCTCATATAAAGTTTAATAAAAAAGAATATATTGATAATATTTCGGATAGTATTAAAAATAAAAAAGATCTTTTTGAAAGAGACAAAGAGGAGTTTTCGCTCAAAAATTATGATTTTAATAATTTTCCAGAAGATTTAAAAAATAGTATTATGAAATTTTATCCCACAGAACTACCTATTATGAGTAAAAAAATTATTGATTGTTTTAGATTCTTTAACGAAAAAGAATTATTAGAACTACGATTTAATATGTTAAAAGACTATGTAGATACATTTGTAATTCTTGAAGGAACTAAAACGCAAAGTGGCATTCCACGAGAAGAATTATTAGCAAAAAAATATATTAAAGAATTAGGGTTTCCAGAAGATAAATTTATTGTTCTTGAGGTGGAGTTACCAAGTAATGATGAAGATATAAAAAATACTGTGGATGATATTGCTTTTAGATCATTATCTGGTAAATCAAATGATAGTTATAAAAATTCTGTAAATGCAAGAACCAGAGAAAGATTATTATTAAATAGCCTGTTAACAATCATAGATCAATTTGATGATAATACTGTATTTTTTGTATCTGATTGTGATGAAATCATAAAACCAGAAAATATCCCATATTTTTCTGATATGGCTTTAGCTAATCAAAATTGCTTGATAAAAATTCCTCTTATAGAATTAGAGGGTAAGGCAAATTTAAGAGCTTATAATGTGGAGACTGATACTCCAGTTTGCGTGGATAATGTATTTTTTATGTGCACAACGTCTCATTTTAAAAATGCCACTCCATTTCAAATGAGATTTAATATTAACAATCCTTATCCAATAGTTTATATCACTCAAGATGGTAAAAGAATCGAAGAATGTGGATGGCATTTTAGTTGGATGGGAGATAATAACAGATTAAAATTAAAACAAAAATCCACATCTCATTATGCGGATAGAATAAATGATTCTATACACAAAGATATGAATTCTAAAGAGTTAGAAGAATTTATTAATCAATGGAAACCATCTATTGGAGGTATTAATCCTTGGGGCTATAAGGGATATGTATTAAAAGAATATCCTGTGGAAGATTTACCGACTCAGATTTTAGAGCACGAGCATTTAAGAAAGTTTTTCTTACTAGAGAAAAATTTTAGTAAAATTGTAGATATGTATTTATCTGATCAAAAAATACAATCTAATGCTGTAGAAAGAAACGACCTTATTAATATATTAATTGAAAAAATAAATGCTAAAAAGTACCTTGAAATTGGCGTTTTTGATGGACAAAATTTAGCAAAAATAAATTGCAAATATAAAGTGGGAGTCGATCCAGATACAAATAGTCCCGCAACTTTTCACGTAACATCGGATGAGTTTTTCAAAAATAATAATGAAAAGTTCGATATTATTTTTATAGATGGATTGCATTATGCTGACCAGGTTTTAAGAGATATTCTTAATTCTCTAGAAGTTTTAAATGATAACGGATACATTGTTTGCCATGACATGAATCCGATATGTAAAGAACATCAACTCGTTCCATTTAGACATGGGGTATGGAACGGGGATTGTTGGAAGGCATTTGTTGAACTACGATCAACAAGAGATGATTTAGAGATGTATGTTGTAAACACGGACCAAGGTTGCGGAATAATTAAAAAAGGAAAACAAAATGCAATTAATATCACGGAAGAACTTACCTACGAAAATTTTGATAAAAATCGCAAAGAATGGCTAAATATAATAGAAGTACCGGAATTTAAAAAAATAATTAATCACGGGCATGAAACTTTAGAAAATACTTATTACGTTCCTATTCCTGTTATTGGAGTCCCTATTGTAAACGGAGTACACTGGTTAAAAAGGCTGATAAATAGTGTTGACTATCCTGTTAAAGATTTTTTTATTATTAATAATAATGGAAGAGACCAAATAACAACAGAGTTGGATCAATTATGTAATATTAATCATGACTACATAGAAAACGTAAAAGTTTGCCATTTACCGTCTAATATAGGAGTACCAGCAGCGTGGAATTTAATTATTAAATCGTATGTAATGGAACCATATTGGATTATTTGCAATAATGACGTATCTTTCACTCCGGGATTTTTGGAAGAGATGGTTGCAAAAAGTAAAAATGAGGAAGTTGGAATAGTTTGGCCGCCATCTATCAATGAACAATTTGCCTCTTATGACTTAGGTTCTTTTGAATGTTTCTTATTAAAAGATAGTGCTGTTAAAAAATGCGGACTATTCGACGAAAATTTATATCCGGCTTATTGCGAAGACTGCGACTATTTATTAAAAATTAAAAAGAATAATATTAAAGGAAGTTTTGTTCATTCGCACTATTATCACGGAAACACTAAAGACTATTCCCAAAGTGGGTCTCAAACTTCAAAAATAGAAGGGGATTTAATGACAAGAAAAATTTTTGATTCTCACATGTTAAACAAAGAATATTTAAATAGTGTTTGGGGACAAAATTGGGAAAATTGGCATCAATTTGCTAATGATAATTATAATTTACATAATGAATATAAACAATATGATATTGAATTTAATCGAAAAAAACATTTAGGATTTTAACTATGAATAAAATTTCTATAGTATTGCCTTATCTTTCAAATAGTACTTGCATCGATATTTGTAAAAAATATTTAAAACAAAATACTATTAATAATTATGAACTTATAGAAATTATTGATGAAACTGATGTTTATTCTGCTTATAATCAAGGTGTATTAAAAGCAAAATATGATGTAGTAATACTTTTAAATGATGATATGTTTGTATCCCCTGGTTGGGACGTTCCATTTTTTGAACACTGTAAACAAAATACTGTAGTTACCGGATACTTAGTAGAATCTGGAAGAATTCCTGTAAATGATAGAAATATTGAATATAATTGTGGTACTACTCCAGAAACATTCGACTATGAAAAATTTAATACATTTGTATCACAAAATATAACAAAAGTTCCAGAAATTATCCATAATTGTAAGGGATGGTATATGCCAGTAGCATTCCATAAAAAAACTTTTGTGGAATATCCAAATGAAATTAAATATCCCCACCCCAATGATATAGATCTTTTTGAAAATATTCTTCCTAAATTAAATTTCAATTTTATTAAAGTTAATTCGTTTGTATATCATTTACAAAATTATTCTGCTGTTTTACCCACTAAAAAAGTTATTGATTGTTTTCCATTTTTTAACGAAAAAGAATTATTAGAGCTTCGAATTAATCTTTTAAATGATTATGTAGATCAGTTTATTATCTCGGAATTGAATTATACACATAGTGGTATTTCTAAAGAGTTTATATGTAAAAATTTGATTGAAGAATTAAATCTTCCAAAAGAAAAAATAAAAGTATTAGAAATAAAAATTGATGATAATTCTTTGATTCCTAATGAAATTGATGAATATAATTCATCAGAATCAAAAAGTGCTGCTGAATCTAAAGCATGGACAAGAGAAAGAATTCAACGTGATGCTGTTTTATCAATTATTGATAATTATTCCGATGATACTGTTTTTATATTAAGTGATTGTGATGAAATTATTGATCCAAAATACGTAGAATATTTTTCTTCAGTTTGTAGAAATAATCATCAAAATATAATTAAAGTTCCATTAATTTTATTTGAAGGTAGAGCAGATAAAAGACTGTTTGAAAACAATAGTCCTGTTCCATGGCAAAATTCATTATTGTTATGTACAGCAAAACAACTAAAAAATGGTGGAACTCCAACTAAAATGAGATCTAATGTGTTGAATGAATATCAACCTAGATGGATAACAGAAAAAAATGCAATAGTTCAAGATTGTGGTTGGCATTTTACGTGGATGGGAGGAGAAGAAAGAAGAAAGAAAAAAGCTGATTCATTTATTCATTATGCAAATATGTCGTCAGTTAACACTCTTTCAACAGAATCTGTGAAAGAAATTGTATCTGATGAAATGTACAATCAATATGAAAAAAGAAATTATCCAGTACAATTGTTACCAAAAATAATTTTTGATCTTCCTAGAGTTAAAAATTTTCTTCTTCCGAAAATAAGCAATAAAAATGATATCAAAAATGAATTAATAAATTTATATAAAAATTTTGATGAACAATATGGGGAATGGGGATGGTGTTCTGAAACAAAATATAATAAAATTATTAATTGTGTTTTAGAAACATGTTCAAATTATCATGATCCTGTTTGTGTGGAAATAGGAGTATATGGAGGAAAAAGTTTGTTTCCTTTTGCTCTTGCATTAAAACAATTAAACAAGGGTAAAGTATATGGAATAGATCCCTGGTCAAATCAAGAAGCGACAATTGGTTATGATCATCCAAGTCATAAGCAATTTTGGAGTAATGTCAACTTAGAAAAAATGTATCAAATATGTTTAAATGGTATTGACAAATTAGGTGTAAATGATTATGTAACTTTATTTAAATCTACAAGTGATGAAATTAGAAATATCAAAAATATTAATGTTTTGCATATTGATGGTCAACACACAATTCAATTACTAAAAGACATAATTAACTATGCAACAAATATTGTTAAAGGAGGTTATTGTTTTGTGGATGATATAGAATGGTCAGAAGATACTTTAAAAGCGGTAGAATTAATGAAACTTTTAGAATTTGAAAAAGTAGATAATATTAATGGCTGTTTCGTTTACAAAAAATTATAACTTAAATAAATAATAGAAATTATATCTCTTGATTATAATATGGAAATCGAAAGTGTTAGAACAAATTTTCAGGAACAATTATCTAAAACTGAAAAGCAAATTACTGAACTAGAAGAAAATCTTACAAAGCTTAAAGAATATAAATTAAAGTTGATTGGTGGTCTAGAAACATTAGATCTTTTAAATACTGAAGAACCTACGGAGTCAGAATCATAATATCATGTTTTTATAAATATGATTGAACAAATATAATAAATTCTACAGGATTTTAAATTCAAAACCATCAATAAATAATTAAAAAATCAATCAATGGCTAAGCCTAATACTAGAATACAATTTAAAGAGTATTGTTTGAGAAAATTAGGTTATCCTGTATTACAAATTAATGTAGATAGTAATCAGATTGAAGATTTAATTGATGATGCAATTCAATATTATCAAGAATATCATTTTGATGGTATTGAAAGAATGTATCTTAAACATCAATTTACTGCAGAAGATGTAGAAAGATTTCAAGAAACAAACGAACTTTCTAGTACAGATGATCCAGATGGTGCCGGATGGGAAAATAGAAAAAACTTTATCGAAGTACCAGATCATGTAATTGGCATTCAAAAAGTATTTGGAGTAACTTCAAATCTTTCTGCCAATGAAATGTGGGGATTAAGTAATCAATATTTCTTACTTGATATTTTTTCATTTTCATCCGGCTATACATTTGGAAATTTTGACATGTCATATTATTATATGATTAAACAATATTTTGAAACACTTGACATGGTAGTAAATACAGGTGGTCTTGTAGAATATAGATTTAATAAAAGACAAGATAGATTGTATATTGATATTGATCGAACAAGAGTCAAAGAAGGAAGGTATCTTGTTATTGATTGTTATAGGGCTTTAGATCCTCAAGAATGGTCTCAAGTTTATAATGATAGTTTTTTAAAACGATACGCTACTGCTTTGATCAAAAGACAGTGGGGGCAAAACCTTATTAAGTATAATAATGTTCAGCTTCCTGGAGGAATTACCTTAAACGGAAGAGAAATATGGGAAGATGGAAATAACGAAGTAAAAGAATTAGAAGCAAAAATGCTTACAGATTATTCTTTGCCACCTATGGATCTTATAGGATAAAACAATGCCTACAAGTCAGTATTTTCCTTCATATTATGCAGGATATGAAGGGGAACAAAATTTATATCAAGATCTTACAGATGAACAAATAAAACTTTTTGGGACAGATATTTATTATTTACCAAGAACTATCATTAAAGAAAACACATTAGATGATGTAATTTACTCTAAATTTGAAACACAATTACAAATTGAAATGATTCTACAAAATGTAGAAGGATTTGGAAACAATAGTGAATTTATTAATAAATTTGGATTAAAAGTTACAGATGAAATTGTATTTAATGTTTCTTCTCGTAGATGGTTACAAGAATCAGAAACTTATGATTTAGGACCGAGACCATTAGAAGGAGATTTATTATTTTTTCCTTTAACTAAAGATTTGTATGAAATCAAATATGTGAAAGTAGAAGCAGTATTTCATCAATTTGGAAAATTACAATTTTATACTATTACAGCAGAATTATATGAAATTGGTAACGAAACAATTGAAACAGGTATATCACAAATTGATAATATTGATTTAATTCAAAGTCCTGCTATTAATATAATTTTTGCTAACAATCCAACAGGTCTTAATTTTGTTGTAGGTGAAAAAGTTGAAGGATCTGTTTCTAATGTAAGTGCGACTGTAACTAATTGGAATTCAACTACAAAAACTCTTACCGTTATTGATAGAACAGGAACATTTATAGAAGAAGAATTAGTAACCGGTGAAATATCTCAAGCTGAATGGGAAATTGTCTCCTTCAGTACAATTGATGATCCTAATACTCAATATGAAGAAAATAAAGATATAGAAACCGAAGCAGATGATATTCTTGTATTTGATGAAATAAATCCTTTTGGTGAATATGGTAATTTTACGGGTAGCTTCTAATAAATAAATTAATAGTTATTTTTGAATAAACGGGTACAAAACAACGTTAGGCTCGCATTTTTATAACGAAGCAATTAGAAAAACCGTTATAGGGTTTGGGACACTTTTTAATAACATAGAAGTTCAAAGAAGAAATCCTCAAACGGGAGATATTATTAATGTCCAAAAAATTCCTTTGGCGTATGGACCAAAAGATAAATTCATAAGACGTATTGAACAGAACCCTGACCCTACTCCAGGACCTCCATATCAAGATATTAAGTTTCCGAGAATGTACTTCGAAATGACAAATATTGGTTATGATAGTTCACGAAAAACTAGTCCGATTCAAAAATATAAAGCAGTTATTGACAACAATGGTTCTGAAGTAAAAGTACAATATGTTCCTGTACCATATAATATTGATTTTGAATTAGGAATATTAACAAAAAATCAAGACGATGGATTGCAAATTCTTGAACAGATTTTACCATACTTTCAACCAAATTTCAACATAACAATTAATTTTATTCCTGAAATGAATGAAAACCGTGATGTATGTATTACATTAACTGGTGTTGATCATACAGATGATTGGGATGATAGTTTTATGCAAAGACGTTTAATTGAATGGAAATTAAATTTTATTGCTAAATCTTATATCTATGGACCATTTAATCAAATTGATATTATACGTAAAGCAATAGTTTTTGAGAGTGTTGGTACTTATAATCAACATAAAAGAAATGCTAAATTTACATATTCTCCTAAAGCATTGGATGATAAAAATAATGATAACATTATTAATAATCTTGATGATGCTTTAGTAACATCAGATGATGATTTTGGATTTAATGAGCAAATAGATCTATTATGAATGATTTTGAAAAAAATATGGAACAAATTTTTGATATAGATGTTTCGACAGAAACATCTAATAATAATCCTATTGTACAAATTTCAAAAGTAAAACAGGAAGATCCACAAAAAGATTATGAATATACTCGTGGTCAACTCTACGACCTCATAGAAAAGGGCCAGGAGGCCGTGCAAGGGGCCTTGGAGGTTGCTCAGGAGTCTGGTCATCCTAGAGCATACGAAGTCGCTGTGAACGCTATGAAGCAGGTCTCAGACATGACTGATAAATTAATTGATCTTCAAAAGAAAATGAAAGATCTTGATGCTCCAGTAAAAGGTAATTCACCTACTACAGTTAATAATACTATGTTTGTTGGATCTACTGCAGATCTTCAAAAAATGTTAAAAGACATGGGTAAGAAAATGTCTGAAGATAAATAATCAATAAACTATAAAAGCGATGAGATTAAAAATCTTAAGTCAAGAAATTGCATTACCCGTCACTGCAGGAACTGCTAGCACAATTAACGGTGCCACAGAAGTACGTTTAATTCATGATGAACAAGGAAATACAACACATCTAGTTACAATTACTGATGGGGCAGAAACTCCAGCTACTGTTGCTTCTTTTAGTATGACCCCAGGGCAATCATTAGTAATTAGAAAAAAATCAACCGAAAAAATATATGCATCAAATGATGACATAAGGGGTGTCAAAGTTTCATATATATCATGAAAAAAAGAGTACCTACAGAAAGAGAAATTGCAAGAAAACATGGTGTTTCTGTAAAATACGTTATTAGACAGGCAGAAATTGGTTCTACTGTAGAAAGAGAGCATGTAACATCTCACGATGAAGCATATGGAATTGCCCTTCAACATCTAGATGAATTTCCCGATTATTATAAACATCTACTAGCCATGGAAAAAAAACTTAAAGCTGAATATAAAAAGAAAAAATCATATAAGGAAATCAAAGAATCATTATCCGAAAATCATATTGATGTTGCAATGGGTAGAGAACTTGATGATGAAGGGGCGATGATTCTTAATCAGCTTGAAGAAATTAAACATTGCTGTGATCGTCTAATAACATTGATTAAATCTCCTACTATGCAAATTCCTGGATGGGTCCAATCGAAAATAACACTTGCAGCTGATTATGTCGATTCGGCTGCTAAGTATATGGACAATAAGCACGAAGGGTGAGGATTCCATAACAAAATTTTTGTAATAATTACGACATCGTAAATAACAAATCCTAAATATAATATTGACCTTATACAGATAAGAGCTATGAATACCAAGACCTGCCCAAAATGTGGTGCCCTATGGATTAACGGTCAACATTTTTGGACTGGCACAAACAAACAAGGTAATGAAACTGAACTTGCTTCTTTAGTATGTGACAAGTTTGGAGATGACACTTGCATTAATCCATGCAAAGGTACTACAGATGGTAAAGGTTGGGAAAATAGATTAAATAATATGGATGCTATTGATAAGGATGTTCAAAGGAGTTTAAATGAGTAGTGATCAGATTTATTTGGGAAATCCGCTTTTAAAAAAAGCGAACGTTCCTCATCAGTGGACTAAAAAACAAATTGCAGAATATTTAAAATGTAAAGAAGATCCTGTATATTTTGCAGTTAATTATGTAAAAATTGTTTCCGTTGATGAAGGTTTAGTACCTTTTAAAATGTATGATTTTCAAAAAGAACTTGTAAAAAAATTTCACGAAAATAGATTTAATATAGCTAAGCTTCCCAGACAAACTGGTAAGAGCACTACAGTAGTTTCATATTTACTTCATTATGCTTTATTTAATGATAGTTCAAATATTGGTATTCTAGCAAACAAAGCATCAACTGCTCGTGACTTATTAGGAAGATTACAAACAGCATACGAAAATCTTCCTAAATGGTTACAGCAAGGAGTTATTTCATGGAACAAAGGTTCTATGGAATTAGAAAATGGTTCCAAAATTATGGCAGCATCAACCTCAGCATCTGCTGTGAGAGGGATGTCATTTAATATTATTTTTTTAGACGAATTTGCATTTGTTCCAAATCATATTGCAGATGATTTTTTCTCATCAGTATATCCTACAATTTCTTCAGGAAATAAAACAAAAGTTATTATTATTTCAACGCCATATGGCATGAATCATTTTTATAAATTGTGGGTAGATGCTCAAAATGAAAGAAATAATTATATCTGGACCGAAGTTCATTGGTCTGAGGTTCCTGGACGTGATGCTAAATGGAAAGAAGAAACAATTAAGAATACTTCTGAACGTCAATTTACTCAGGAATTTGAATGTAATTTCTTAGGTTCGGTTGATACTCTTATTTCAGCATCAAAATTAAGATCGTTAGTATTTGATACGCCAATTAAATCTAATAAAGGTTTAGATATATACGAAGAACCAAATAAAAAAGCAGAATATATTATAACAGCGGACGTAAGCAGAGGTATAGGAGGGGATTATTCTGCTTTTATTGTTTTTGATATCACAACAGTTCCATACAAAATAGTTGCAAAATATAGAAATAATGAAATTAAACCAATGCTTTTTCCTAATATTATAAACGATGTTGCTAGAGCATATAATAATGCATATGTTTTATGTGAAGTAAATGATGTAGGCGATCAAGTAGCATCAATTCTTAATTATGATCTTGAGTATCCGAATGTATTGATGTGTTCTATGAGAGGTAGAGCGGGTCAAATTGTTGGTCAAGGATTTTCTGGTACTAAAACTCAACTTGGTTTAAAAATGTCAATCACTGTAAAGAAAGTTGGTTGTGCAAATTTAAAGCAAATGATCGAGGACGACAAATTATTGTTTAGAGATTACGAAATTATTTCTGAGCTTACCACATTCATTCAAAAAAAGCAATCATTTGAAGCTGATGAAGGATTTCATGATGATCTTGTGATGTGTTTAGTTATATTTGCTTGGTTAGCTGTTCAAGAGTATTTTAAAGAAATGACGGACAATGATGTTCGCAAAAGAATTTATGACGAACAAAAAAATCAAATTGAACAAGATATGTCACCTTTCGGTTTTATTGTTACTGGACTTGAGGGTGATGAGGGTTTTGTAGAAGACGGAACAGTTTGGTATGGAGATACACAAGAAGACATTTCTTATATGTGGAATTAATAATTTTGATAAATAATTTTAGATTTAAACTGGATTAACCGAGAGGAGAATAAAATGTCAAGTCAAGTCTCGCCTGGAATAGTTCTTAAAGAGCGTGACCTATCTAATGTTGTGGTAATTGGGGCTCAGCAAATTACCGCTGCTTTTGCATCTACATTCAAAAAAGGCCCTATTGGACAAATTATAAATATCAACACCCAAAAAGAATTTGTTGATGTGTTTGGAAAACCAACTGATAATAATGCAGATGATTGGTTTGTTGCTTCGGAATATTTAAATTATGGTGGTAGACTCGCAGTAGTCCGTGCATCTTCTTCAGTTTTAAATGCTACTGCAGATGGAAGTGGTGTTTTAGTTAAAAATTTAGCCGATTGGGAAGCTGGAACTGGATCATCAGAAACTTTTGTATCTCGTTATGCTGGAACCTGGAGCAATCAAGCTAAGGTTGTTGTGGTCGATAGAGGTCCTGATCAAATTATTATATTAGCAGAAGTTCCTAGCAGTGCTCCTGTAGCTGGTTCTAATGTCACTTTCAATGTTACTGGTGGAACAAAAACGGCTGAAGTGGTTTCTTGGGACGAAACTGCTAAAAAATTAGTTGTTGTTCTTGATGATCCAAACACACTTATTACAAGTTTAGATACTTTAGAGGATGGTGTAAATGATGTTGCTATTGCTAGTGCTGTAGATTGGTATCTTAATACAGAAATAGATACGACAGGTATTTCACTTTCTGCTATTGGTCCTCGTCCAGGAACTTCTTCTTTTGCTGCTTCCAAAGGAATTTCATATGACGAAATTCATGTAGCTGTAATTGATACGACTGGAGAAATTTCTGGTTCTGTAAATACAATTGTAGAAAGATATACTTATCTATCTAAATTATCAGATGCTAGAACAACTGAAGGAGGATCAGCTTACTATAAAGAAGAAATTAATTTACAATCTTCCTATATTTACGCTGGAGCTGCTCCATCTGCATCTATTAATCCGTCAACTGCTGGTGCGGGAAATGCTTGGGGAGTGGATTCAACTACTTTAGCATCTGGAACTAAATTTGCTTTATGTGCAGATTCAATATCAACTCTTTCAGGTGGCACAGATGATTATACTTATACTACTTCGGAAATAGGTGATGCTTATGATCTATTTTTAGATACAGAAGAATCAGAAATTAATTTTGTACTGATGGGTGGATCAATGTCAACCCAAGAAGATACACTTTCAAAGGCAAATAAAGTAATTCAAATTGCTACATCAAGAAAAGATTGTATCTCTTTTGTTTCTCCTCACAAAGGAAATCAAATTGGTTCTACTGGTGGATTATCTGCAACTCAACAAAGAGATAATACTATTGCATTTTTCCGTGGATTAACTTCTACTTCATATGCCATATTTGACAGTGGTTATAAGTATTATTATGATCGTTTTAGTGACAAATATCGCTATCTCGCTTGCAATGGAGATATAGCTGGTCTCTGTGTTTCTACATCTGCATCTTTAGATGATTGGTATTCACCAGCAGGAGTTAATAGAGGTTCTCTCAGAAACGCTATTAAATTAGCATATAATCCAAATAAAGCTGATAGAGATCTTCTTTATCAAAATAGAATTAATCCGATAGTTTCTTTCCCTGGTTCTGGCATTACATTATTTGGAGATAAAACAGCTCTTGCTTCTCCAAGTGCTTTTGATAGAATTAATGTTCGTCGTCTATTCCTCAACATTGAAAAACGTGTTGAGAGACTTGCTAAGCAAGTTCTATTTGAACAAAACGATGAAATTACTAGATCTTCTTTTGCAAGTGCAGTGAATTCTTACCTTAACGAAGTACAATCTCGTAGAGGTGTTACTGATTACCTCGTGGTATGTGATGATTCAAACAATACTCCAGATGTTATTGATAGAAATGAATTTGTAGCTGAACTTTTTATCAAACCAACCCGCTCAATTAATTATATTACAATTACATTTACTGCGACAAAGACTGGAGTTTCATTTAATGAAGTAGTGGGTAGATAATTAAATACCAATCACATTCAAGGTAAACAAAAATGGCATACACAAGCAAAATTAGCGATTTCATTTCAAAGGTAGGTCAAGGCGTTAGACCTAATATGTTTCTTGTTGATATCGTGTTTCCAACAGGATCAATTGGAGCAGGCGGAACTGGAACAGGAGCTGTTCAAGATAGTGAAAAAGAATTAGTAAATTTACTCTGTAAATCTGCTGCTTTACCGGCTTCGAGTTTAGGAACTATTGAAGTTCCTTTCCGTGGTCGTACAGTTAAAATTGCTGGAGACAGAACATTTGATAACTGGAGTCCTACATTCATTAATGATAAAGACTTCAAAGTTCGTGCAGTTATGGAACAGTGGATGGAAGCTATTAATGGTCATGCTGGAAACACAGCAGACTTATTAACACCCTTAGCTGGTGAAGCAAATGGATATACCGCACATTTATTTGTTCATCAATTAGAAAAAGCTCCTACTCCAGATGCAAATGGTAAAGGTGGAAATATTTTAAGGACTTATAAATTATGGTATGCGTTCCCAACAAGTGTCAGTCAAATTGATCTTGCTTACGATAGTAATGATCAAATTGAAGAATTTTCTACAGAATTTCAGTATTCATATTGGACTACTGAAGCTCCTTCCACTGCGAGGGCTGGAGTAACTAATCGTCAAGTCAATGCTGACGTTTGATAAATAGTATATAACTCAAAAGTTAATACTGTTATGAGTCAATTATTTGGATTTAAAATCAATCGCAAGGAGGAATTGAAAGGTCAGTCCCCAATTCCTCCTAATCAAGATGATGCTGTAGCCACCGTAGCAGGTGGCTATTTTGGTACGTATGTTGATGTAGAAGGTGTATCAAGAAATGAATTTGAATTGATACAAAGATATCGTAGCATGGCTTTGCATCCAGAATGTGATTCTGCAATTGACGAAATTGTAAATGAATTTGTTGTTTCTGATGCTGATGATGCTCCAGTTGAAATTGAACTATCTAATTTATCTATTGGTCAAAATATCAAATCTAAAATCAGACAAGAATTTGATACTATTTTGAGAATGCTTAAATTTGATAAAAATGCCCATCAAATTATTCGTAATTGGTATATTGATGGTCGCATGTATTATCATAAAGTAGTTGATCTTGATACCCCAAAAAAAGGAATTTTAGAATTGAGATTTATTGATCCTTTAAAAATTAAAAAAATTCGTCACAAAATTGATAAACAAGAAGCAGAAAAATATCGTCAACGAGGATCAGCTTTAGAATTTGATTGGGGTGATTATATTGAATATTATATTTACAACCCTCAAGGATTCGGTGTTGCTAATGTTCCATCGACATCTGGATCATACAATTACGCTAGCAATCAAGGAATCAAAATTGCAGCCGATTCCATCGCTACATGCCATTCAGGATTAAAAGATACTAACAAAAAAATCACGATTAGTTTTTTACATAAAGCAATTAAATCTCTCAATCAATTAAGAATGATTGAAGATTCTCTTGTTATTTACAGATTATCTCGTGCTCCAGAAAGAAGAATTTTTTATATCGATGTAGGTAATTTACCGAAGGTAAAAGCAGAACAATATCTTCGTGAAGTTATGACAAGATATAGAAATAAACTTGTTTATGATTCTGCTACTGGGGAAATTCGTGACGATAAAAAGCACATGAGTATGCTCGAAGATTTCTGGCTTCCTCGTAGAGAAGGTGGCAGAGGAACAGAAATTTCTACTCTTCCTGGTGGTCAAAATCTTGGAGAACTTAAAGATGTAGAGTATTTTAGAAAAAAACTTTACAATTCACTTAATCTTCCACCATCAAGATTAACTGATGATAATAAAGCTTTTAATCTTGGAAAAACTACAGAAATTTTAAGAGACGAACTTAAATTTGCAAAATTTATTGGTAGACTTCGTAAACAATTTTCACAACTATTTCACGATATTCTTAAAACTCAATTAATTCTCAAAGGTATTATTACCCCAGAAGATTGGGAAGACATGGAAGAGCATATTCAATATGACTTTTTGTTTGACAATCATTTCAATGAATTGAAAAAAACTGAACTAATGAAAGAAAGAATTAGTTTAGTTGAACAAATGGACCCATTTGTTGGTAAATATTTTTCAGTTGAATATATTCGTCGTCAAATTCTGTTACAAACAGATAAAGAATATAAAGAATTGGATCGTCAAATGAAAAAAGATATTGCATCAGGTATTGCAATTGATCCAGCAGATTCTATGTCTCTTGATACTATGTCAAGGCAAAATGATGCTTATGCTCCAGAAATTCAAAATACTCAGGCTGAAATAGATACACAAAGATCTTTAGAAGCAGAAAAAGAAAGAGCAAAATTAGCACCAAAACCTTCTACAAATAAACCTTCTGCTAAATAATTTTATATTTAATCGTTTATTTATATGAACAAATCTTTAGATATTGTAAGTTTGATCGCTGATAAGAAAAAAGCAGAAGCTTTGGATATGGTTCATGATCTTATGCAATCTTCTGCTGCAGAAGCTATTGCACAATACAAACAAGTTGTTGCTTCTACTTATTTTAATGAACCCGCAGAACCATTAGAAATAGAGCAATGAAACTAATCACAGAAAATATAGAAGAAATTAATGTTCTTGTAGAAGAACATAATGGCAAAAAACATTTATATATTGAAGGTATTTTTTTACAATCAGAAATTAAAAACAGAAATGGTAGAGTATATCCTTTCAATGTTTTGAATAGAGAGGTTCAAAGATACAACGAACATTACGTAAAGACGGGTCGTGCTTTAGGGGAACTTGGACATCCAGATGGCCCAACAGTAAATCTAGATAGAGTATCACATCGTATTGTTGAACTCAGATCAGAAGGAACAAATTTTTTCGGAAAAGCTAAAATTCTTGATACACCAATGGGGCAAATTGCCAAATCACTATTGGATGAAGGAGTAAAGCTTGGTGTTTCTTCTAGAGGTATGGGATCACTTGAAGAACGTAATGGTTCTAATTATGTACGTGATGATTTTATGCTTGCTACTGCTGCTGATATAGTATCGGATCCTTCCGCTCCAGATGCATTTGTAAATGGAATTATGGAAGGAAAAGAATGGATTTGGGATGGTGGTATTCTTCGTGAGCAACAAGTTACTAAATATCATAAATATATTTCAAATTCCACTAGAAAAAATATAGAAGAAAGGAAGCTTAAAGCTTTTGAGCATTTCCTTTCAAATCTATAATTTGATAAATAATCTTAGAATAATTGTTAGAAGAACGAGGAAACTCAAATGTCAGATATGTTAAACGAAAAGTTTGAGGAGCTTGTACAAGGACAAAAAATTGTTCTTGAAGCTGGTGATCCAATGCCTACAGTTTCTGCTTCCGTAATTCCTGCAGTAGGAAAAGAGCCTTCTCAAATTTCAGATGTACAAACAGCAAAGGCTGGAGGAAAAGATGCACAACCATCTGTTCCCCCAACTGTTGCTATTGGTCAAAAAGCTCCGGTAGATCTTGGCGGAACTACAACTACTCCTCATGAACATGATGAGGATGGCGAAGAAAATCCTGGTGCTAAAGCTGCTGCTCCTATTTCACAAATTTCAGGAGATCCTCAGCAAGCCCATCAAAAAAGTTCTGGAGATCCTACTCCTACTGTAGGAGCTGAAGTTGCCTACGGAACTACAAAAGGTCCGAATGTGCAATATCCTATCAGACCTTCATTTGAAGAACTCGATCTTTCTTCTGACGTTGCTGCTTTAACAGAAGGTGAAGAGCTTTCCGAAGAATATAGAGATAAAGCAAAAACAATTTTCGAAGCTGCTGTTAAAGCTAAGCTTCAGGAAGAGTATACCAAGCTTGAAGAGCAATTCGAAACCAGACTTGTTGAGAAAGTAGAAGCTATTAAAGCTGAACTATCTGAAGAAGTACAAGGTACTATTAAGTACGGTATTAATCAATGGATTGAACAAAATCAAGTTGCCATTGATCGTGGTATTCGTAATGAGATTACTGAAGACTTTATTGCAGGTCTTAAGAATCTTTTTGCTGAACATTATATTAATATCCCCGACGAAAAATCTGATGTCGTTGGAGAACTTGCAGACGAGCTTTGTGAGATGGAAGAACGCCTCAACAAACAAATTGAGCGTAACGTGGAATTAAATAATCGTCTTAATGAGTCAAGCAAAGTCGTAATTCTAAACCAAGTTTCAGAAGGACTTGCTGATACTCAAAAAGAAAAACTTGCTTCGTTAGCTGAAGGATTGAGATTTGATTCAGAAGAACAATTTACACATGCTGTAAAGACACTTCGTAAATCATATTTTCCTGAATCAGTAACTAAAACTGAAGTAAGTGATGATAGTCCAGTTGCATTATCCGAAGAAGTATCGCCAGCAATGGCTGCATACGTCAACGCTTTATCACGCTGGAAATAATTTAAATAATAAATATTATCAAACGATAACAAACGTTTAAAGAGGTAAAAATGTTTAACGCTTCCCATCTTACAGAAAAGTGGGCACCTGTTCTTAACGCTTCCGAGGCTTCGCCTATTACGGACAAATATAAGCAGGCTGTAACCGCTGTAATTTTAGAAAACCAAGAACGTGCTCTCCGTGAAGAGAGAATGCTTACAGAAGCTCCTAATGTTGTTGGTGCTATCGGCCCTAATGCACTTTCAGGTTCGGGTCTTGATACTAAAACTGGTGGACTAGCTGGTTTCGATCCTATCATGATCAGCCTAGTTCGTCGTGCTATGCCTAATCTAATGGCTTATGATATCTGTGGTGTTCAGCCAATGAGCGGTCCTACAGGTCTTATCTTCGCTATGAAAGCTCACTATCAACACAATGGTGCTGCTGGTCTTCGCAAAGGTCGTGAAGCTCTCTTCAACGAGCCTGATGTAAACTTCTCGGCTAACACTCAGGGTCCTGCTGCTTATAACGATCCTGTTGTGCCTATCGGTGTTGCTAACGATCCTTCATATACTGCTTCAAATCCAGGTCTTCTTAATGACGATGGTGCTGGAGTTGGTACTTATGAGCGTGGCGTAACTCCTATTGCTCGTGAAACTGCTGAAGTTCTTGGATCATCTCCAACCCTATTCAACGAAATGAGCTTCAGTATTGAAAAGACTTCCGTAACAGCAAAAACTAGAGCCCTTCGTTCTGAGTATACTTTAGAACTCGCTCAAGATCTTAAGGCTGTTCATGGTCTTGATGCTGAGCAAGAGCTTGCCAACATTCTCAGCTCGGAAATCCTTGCTGAAATCAACCGTGAAGTCGTTCGTACTGTTTACACCATCGCTAAGCCTGGTGCTCAGAACAACGTTGCTACGGCTGGTGTATTCGACCTTGACGTTGATTCAAACGGTCGTTGGTCTGTTGAGAAGTTCAAGGGTCTTCTATTCCAGGTTGAGCGTGATGCCAACGCTATCGCTCAAGAAACTCGTCGTGGAAAGGGCAACTTCCTCATCTGCTCGGCTGACGTAGCTTCAGCTCTAGCGATGGCTGGTGTTCTTGACTATAGCTCGGGTCTAACTGGTGCTGGTGGTCCTTCTGTCGGTCAGGTTGATGACACTGGCAATCTTGCTGTTGGTACTATCAATGGTAGAATCAAGGTCTTCGTTGATCCTTATTCGGCTAACGTATCAAACGATCATTACTATGTCATGGGTTACAAGGGAACCAGTCCTTATGATGCTGGTCTCTTCTATTGCCCATACGTACCTCTCCAGATGCTACGTTCGATTGATCCTAACACCTTCCAGCCTAAGATTGGCTTCAAGACCCGTTATGGTATGGTTGCTAACCCATTCGTATTCAGTGGTCTTGATGCTGATGGAGTACCTATTCCTGATGCCGAAGCTCTCACCGCTTCGAAGAACATGTACTACAGACGTGTAAGAATCAAGAACTTAATGTGATTCTTGATTTACATATTACAAGAGAGGTCGAAAGACCTCTTTTTTTATGCAAATAAATATATTATAGCTTGGGAAGCTGATATGTCTGCTGAATGGTATAAAACACAACCTAGTAATAGAAATTTTCTAGCACCTGTAGGATTTAAATTATCGTTAGAATTATTTAAATCCGTTGACTTTTTTTGCCAGCAGGCAAATTTACCTGGATTATCTATTCCATTTACTGAAGTACCTACTCCTTTTAGATCTTACCCTATTGTTCCTGGGGGAGGAGTTTCATATGATGATTTGAAAGTAACATTTATTATTGATGAAGATTTAAAAAATTATTATTCTATTCACGAATGGATTCGAATAAATGCAAATAGTGATCAAATAGAACCAGGACCAATTCAATATTCAAATGGTCAATTAGTAATTCTTACATCAAATTTTAATTCAGCATTTTTTATAGACTATGAAAATTTATTTCCAATTAATCTAAGTCCTGTTGAGTTTGATGCTTCGGTTGGAGATATAGAATATTTTACAGCAGATGTTACATTTAAGTTTCAAAATTATACTATTAGAGATAAACAATTTAAAAAATTATGAGATTTGAATCTATTGTTAAATTATTTGAACAAATTAAAGAAGAATGGAAAATTGATAGTTATGTTGATTTTGAATTTAAGAATAAAAATTATACAACAGATTTAGGAAAATTAGCATTAGAAATTCCTTTTCAACATAACAAATATTTAAATTACTATACGGATATTAATCAAATTAAAACTTCATTAGAATTTGAATATAAACGTACATTAAAACAAAAAAGAGAATATTATTCCGGTGAAGCAGACGCAAAAGTATATGTTGAAAAACCTTTTGGCTCTAGCATTAAAACCGCAGAAAAAATGAAAACCTATTTAGAGTCAGACGAAGATATTATTAATATAGAAGCAAAAATTAAATATATTGATCAAGTTTTATATTTTTTAGACAATGTTATGAAAATGATTTTTAATCGAGGATTTCAAATTAAATCAGCAATTGAATGGGAAAAATTTATTAACGGAAGTACGTAATGTCTCGTATTGTTATTAAGAAAAAAAACGAAGTATTTTTACAACTATTAACAGAACCTCATATTCATCAAGAATTATCAGATTACTTTACATTTGAAGTTCCTGAATTAAAATATTTAAAACGTAATCCCAAATACAGATACTGGGATGGAACTATTAGATTATATTCTCCTGGAACAGGAGAATTATATGCTGGACTTTACAATCATTTGTTTACTTGGTCTAAAGAAAAAAATTATAATATTGAAATAATTAATAATGATTGGTATGGAAGTCCTTGTGATATTAATGAATTAGTATCACCAAAAGCAGTTAAAGATTTTATAGATAATATCTCAACTATCAAAGCAAGAGATTATCAATATTACACGGTGTATCTTGCCCTTAAATATAATAGAGGATTATTTTTATCTCCTACAGGTTCCGGAAAATCTTTAATGATTTATTCTCTTGTAAGATACTATGTTAATAATAACAATAAAATTTTAATTATCGTACCAACAACTTCTTTAGTAGAACAAATCGTAAAAGATTTTAATGACTATGGATGGAATACTGATGAGTATATTCATAAAATTTATTCAGGTAAAGAAAAAAATTCTGACAAAAATGTTATTGTTACAACATGGCAATCCATTTATAAATTCCCTAAAAGATATTTTGATGACATTGATTGTGTAATTGGTGACGAAGCACATTTATTTAAATCTAAATCACTCACTAGCATTATGGAAAAACTTCATAATGCTAAATATCGTTTTGGATTTACAGGAACACTTGATGGATCTAAAACACATAAATGGGTTCTTGAAGGATTATTTGGGTCATGTGAAAAAGTAACTAAAACAGATGACTTAATTAAAAAAGGACACTTATCAAATTTAAGAATTAAAATTCTTTTATGTTCTCATGAGTATCAATATTTTGAAAATTATCACGAAGAAATGGATTATATTGTTTCTAATAAAAAAAGAAATAATCTAATTAAAAATCTTATTAAAGACGTTAAAGGAAATACATTAGTTCTTTTTAACTATGTTGAAAAGCATGGTGAACCGTTATACAATTTAATAAATAATGATGTAGGTGATCAACGTAAAGTATTTTTTATTCATGGTTCTATTGATACAGAAGATAGAGAACAAGTAAGAAATATTGCAGAACAAGAAAATGATGCAGTTATCATTGCTTCATATGGCACCTTTAGCACTGGTATCAATATTAAACGTTTGCATAATATTATATTTGCTTCACCGTCTAAATCAAGAATACGTAATCTGCAAAGCATTGGAAGAGTTCTTAGAAAAGGAGAAGGAAAAGAAATAGCAACTTTATATGATATTGCAGATGATATCTCATCAAAAAATAAAAGTAATTATACTTTAAGACATTTGTACGAAAGAATAAAAATATATCAAGAAGAAAACTTTAAATACGAAATCATAAAGGTAAATTTAAAATGATGGAAGAAGAATTTTATTCTACAATAAAATTAACTTCTGGTGAAGAAATTATTGCTAAGGTATGTTATTTACCAGAAGAAAATTCTTTA